TTCCCAGACGTCGGCGTAATCACGCAAGATCTGTGGTGGTAGACCAACGAATACGGCTTGGCGCTCCGACAACGCATCATGGTTGCCGATCAACCAGTCTGCACTTGGAAACGCTCGCGCCAGACTTGCCACTTGGCGTTTGGCCACATCGAATTCACGGACCGCGTTGCTCAACGCCGGACTTTTCTCGTGGAAACTGATCGATGCCCAGTCAACGAGATCACCGATATGCACAACGCGATTAATTGCGTAGTAGTCTGCGACTCGTTTCAGGAAGTCGACGTAGCCGCGTCGCATGCCGGGTGCGTGTGTATCGCCGATGATCAAAATACGAGCCATGTTCACTCAACTGCGCACGAGAGGATTTGTCCAAGCAACCAACCGAGGATTAGCGCGATGATCGCCGCCTGCAGCGGGTCGATCGGTAATCGCGAGCGAATAACTGTTGTCACGGAATCATTTCAAAATGGAATGTCATCAACACCGCCGAAGCTGTCGTAGTTGTCAATGCCAACGGGTTCGGGCAATTCGCCGAGTTCGTAGTCGACGACTCGGTCGTATGGTTCACCAGCGACACTGCGGACGGTGATGGAATGCGTGTCTGCGAGAGCGCCAGCTTCCGCAAGCTCGACGGCTCGTTCAGCCGTGGGCGGAACGGGATCAGGCGAACGTTTTCTCCACCAGGCTTCGGCCTTGCGGCGTGCAAAACCAGTGTGCTCGAAGCAAACCCATTCACTCACGAACTCGTTAAAGCCAACTTGATACTCGACGCGCATCGTCTTCGGCGCGTCCTCATCCGCACCGCGTTTTGTGTGGACGTAGTAGGTGACGTCCTGCACCTCATACACCGTGTTGGTGATCTCACCCGACAGCACACTAGCGGACGACGCTTCAGACTCGTGCGGGTTGCGGTCTGGCGGCGGGAACTCATATCCGCAGTCGGGACACACCGCGTAGCCGGCGGCGATGACCGAATTGCATTCCGGACATTCCTTCGCGGGCGCGGGACCACCTTCACCGGGCTTTTCTTTGACCTTGATCTGGTCGATCGGGCCATGGCGCTCGATGTTGCCGCCGAAGTCGAGGATCTGGCAGTCCTGTTTGTCTGGATGTTGACGTAGTCCTCTGCCAACCATCTGGACTAGCAGCCCCGGCGACATCGTGGGTCGCAGCAAAGCAATGCAGTCGATGTTCGGTGCGTCGAAGCCGGTGGTGAGGACATTGACGTTGCAGAGATACTTCAGCGGTTCGCGGCCGAACAGTGTTCCGGATGAATCGCCGCGGAAACGAGCCAACAACTCTTCCCGCTCCGACGCTGGCGTCTCGCCGCAGACGAATCCGCACTCGGCGTTATGCTTTTCGCGTAATATGCGAGCGATATGTTTGCCGTGCTCGACACCGGAAGCGAAGATCAAGCACGACTGGCGGTCCGCCGTCCGTTCGACAATCTCCCGGCAGGCGGCTTCCACCAGCGAGTCACGATTCATGAGTGATTCGAGTTCGCCAGCCACGAACTCACCGCCGCGGACAGACACGTTTTCAGTGTGTGCTTTTGATTTGCCGGCTTTCGAGACGAGCGGGCAGAGATAGCCGTCGCGGATCAACTCGCGGATGCCGATCTCGTAGCAAACGTGATTGAGAAAGTGATCGGGAGAACAGATCAAGCCGGATTTCAATCGAAACGGCGTGGCCGTCATGCCGATGACGCGGAGGTGTGGGTTGATAACCAAAGCGTCGGACAGGAACTGTCGGTACATCCCGTCGCCCTCGGTCGTAATGAGATGTGCCTCGTCGACGATCACCAAGTCGAACGCGTCGAGTTCGCACGCGCGGCGATACACTGACTGGATACCCGCGCAAATTACGGACGACTCCGTGTCACGTTTCTTCAAACCGGCCGAATAGATTCCAACTTTCACGTCAGAGCAGAGTCGTCTGATCTTGTCGGCATTCTGTTCCAGCAACTCCTGGACGTGCGCGAGTACAAGGACGCGTCCGTTCCAACGAGTAACTGCGTCGTTGGCGATCTGAGCAATCAGGACACTCTTGCCTGATCCGGTCGGACAGACCACGACCGGATTGTCATCGCGATCTCTCAGATGTTGGTACACCGCGTCGATGGCAGCGTGCTGATAAGGTCGCAGTTTCACTCCTGCTCCTCTTCCAGTCGGCGAATCTCGCGATCCAGATACCAACGGGCTTTCTGCAGGTCGTTAAACCTGTTCCCCTTCCGGTCGGCGCGGGCGACGTACTTGACGACGTTGCCGAGATGAAAACCAAGCTCCCATGCTTCGATGGCGTCGATAACTTCGATTCGGCTGAAGGTGTAATGCGTTGGTTGATTGATTGGATCGTCGGGCGGTTGGTTTTGTCCGACGAGCACGGGATCACTTGGAATCGCCATTGCTATGCCGTCTCCGCAAGTTTTAAATACAGTTGCACCGCGAGCCGTGGCAGATCATCAAGGCGCACGATCGCCACCCACGGCTTGCGATTCTGCTTGTGCAAGACGACGGGAACCTTCTCGCCTGCGTCACCGGCTGCTTGATCGAGTGCGTCATACATCCGAAACGACTCGGCTCGCTTCACTTCGAAATGCACATCTTCGATCTCCGCAACAATGTCCGGCGACTCATCGCTTCCAGAGAACTGACGGCCGCGACGAGCATCCGTGCGAAACAGTCTTCTGATTTCCGCCGCGGCCTCACGTTCACCGCGTTTCCCTTTGTTGCGTGACCGTAGTCCCATGCATCTGCCTCGGATGAAAAAGGAAGCGGAGCGGGATTCGAACCCGCACCCATCGCCTTGTCAGGATCGCTCTACCGTTGGCGTACCCGCTTCCGCTAACTGCGTTCAGCCGGCACGACGCCACGGTGGCGTCTCGGTGGTTGCCTGGACCGGCTTGCCTTGCAGGGCTTCTTTCTTCTCGTAGTTCTTGATCTCGTTCTGCAACTCGTCGGTGTCGGGGCGCTTCTTGCACTTCACCGAGATCACGAGTGGCAGGTCATGAAGCTCGACCGAGTCTTTCGGCTGCAGCACGCCGACGGCGCGACAAATGGCGGACAGCTCCCCGCGGGCGATTTTCACTGCCGTCGCATTGGGGTTGTCGAGATTCAATCGCGCCCAGAGAAACCGTCCTTTGTACTCGCCTTCGAGAATCTGGAACGTGATCTGCAAGTAGCTGCCGGTGCCGGCCTTGTTCGGCTTGACTTCGCTTTCGGTGATGACAGCCTCGTATTTGCCGGCGGGGATCGGGTCAAAATCGGTTGTCGGTTCAACTTCGTTGGCATTAAAGCCCGTCAGGTTTGCCATAGGATGAGTCTCCTTGTTAGTGAATGGAAAGATCGGTCATAAACGATGGGTCAGACGGCAACGGACGCGGCGTTGCCTACGATGGCGTTGAGCAGCGCGTCCCAACTCAACGGCAGTTCGCCCGGCAGGCTGTAGCGGTTCTTGGCCACGCAGGACGGGCCGCCCACGGTTCGCAAAATTCGCTCGCCGCCGTCCTTGCCGACGGGGTGCGCGATGCCACGCTCGCGATTGAATCCGGCTTCCTCGCGTTCGACGCGGAATTTGCGAGTGGCGAACGTGACGATGTCGACCCACTCGGTTAGCAACGCGCCAGCATGCTTGTGCAGACGCGGCGAGTAGCGATCGTAGGCTGACGATTCAGGATCTTCGAACCTCTCGACCTTGGCGTGGGCCAGCAGCAGGACGAGCATGCCTTGCTCTTTGTGCAGTGCGTTCAGTCCATCCAGAAACTTGCGCCAGTACGGCAACGCGTGGACGTAACCCTTGCCGTAGCCGCCATCGACTTTCTCGATCGATTTCGCACCGTAGTCGCGGCACACAGCGTCCCACACCAGGCGTTCAAGCCAATCAAGCGAATCGACGACGACCGTTTGGTAGTCATGCTTCTCGCTGTACAAAGCGCCCAGCGCCGACAGAACATCTTCAAACGATTTCGCCAGCGGAAAGCTGTGACAATCGATTTGTCCGAGGCCATCTTCGGTCGGCACGAAGATTGCGACCGGTGTCTGCGATCCCAGCGTGCGCTTACCAACGCCTTCGCACCCGTATAACAAAACCCGCGGCGGTGCTTCTTGTCGTCCTTTTTGAATCGATTTGAGTAGGCTCATCGGTCGTTCCTTTCGTTGGTGGGTAGCAAAACAGCAGTGGACGACTGGCGGCCGGTCGGCTCGTTTAGGTATTGATGCGTCTACGCAGCCCGCCGCACCAAGCGCCCACTGCATCGTTCCAAATCAGACGTAGTCGAACGAACGGACGTCTTCGTAGCCCGTTTCCCATACGTTCGTCTCTTCACAGCGAAGTAAGCGATTAATCGCCGCTTCGTTCTCGCGTTGCGCCGAGGCGAGGGAATCCTCCGCAACCTGCCAGACGCCGCAACGATATGGTTCTCTTTTCTCGACTGCGATGAAGAACACCGGCATCGCAACGCCAAGCACCTGCGCTAGAACTGCGCGATAAAACGAAACTTGGTGGAGGTAGCAGTACCGCCTTGCGTCCGACTCGAACCACTGCAGGTCGTCGCAGGTCTTCAGATCGACGATGCCTGCGTGTGGATTCAACCCAGTCCAGGCGGATCTGACAGCGCTTGCCACAGTAATCGGCTCGCACAACACCCTCGGCGATACCGCCATCCAGCAGTTCCTGGGCGAAACTATTCAGCTTCACTCCCGCGGCCATGTGCATGACTAACTCGTATTGCTCGTTGGTCAACACTTCCTTGCCACCTTGTTGGACAGCCCATTCCGCCCAAGCTTTTGTAGAAGAGCCGAACGGTGAGCCGGTCTTGGGATTGATCGGCCCGCCGACGGCGAACGAGCGCTGGAAGGCATCCATTCCTTCCAGGATCACCGTGTGAGCTGCGCGGCCCACGAGATACGCCGGTCGGTCTACATCAGGGATGAGGCCACAGCGTTTGCGGTGATAGAGCAGAGGGCATTTACGGAAGTCACCCAAG